GGATGAGTTGCTAAAAAATTTTTTGTAAAACTAGGATTACCTTTATCTGTTTTGTCATAAGGTATATTAAGTTTGTCAAATGCTTTAGCAATTGATCTAGCTGCGTGTATTTCAACCTCTAAACCGCATAAATCCTTGATTTTATTGAGTATTTTACTCTCTTGTTCTAATAAATTTTTTCTAGTTTCGTGTGCTTTTTCTACATCAACTCTTACACCTTTAAATTTCATATCCACTAAACAAGGAAATAATCTAGTTTCAATATCAAAAATTTTATGCAAATCCTGTTTCTCCATTTCAACTTGCATACGTTCCCAAAGTTTTAAAGTCACTAACACATCACGTTCAGCATACTCACCTACATTCATTGCAGGTAATCTCCACATATCTGCTTTAGCATCGATCTGCCATTCTTTTGCTGCTTGTTTTAATTCTGATTCATTCTTACCAATACCAGTATATTCTTTTCCAAGTGAATCTAGTGTGTATGAAAATCTATTTTCATCAACTAATGATGCTGCAATCATTGTATCTACAATTCTGCCATTGATGTTTAATCCTAAAGATCTAATCCAACATACATCGTACATTGCATTATGAAAAACTTTTGTTGCAGGAGTAGCTAATACATCTTTAAACCATTTTAAAACTAATTGTTTATCCATATTACCACCTGCTTCGTGTGCAATAGGAAAATATCCTCTCCAACCTTCTACAGCTACAGCAATACCAACAACATATCCATCACCTACAACGCTCCCCGATCCACGTTTAATTAAGTTAGGATCACAAGTCTCTAAGTCTATTGCGATTATTTCGTGTTTAGATAAATCAGGAAATTCTTCAGGTGGTACCCATTCTGTCTGGGGTCTAAATATCATTGGCATTTGCATTATATTAAATCAAATAAATAAATTGTTATTATACATAAACCCATAAATTCTGTGTAGTAATTCATTTCTTTTTTATATCTTTTAACTTTTTAATTTCTAAATCACAGTAATGTTTTATTTTCTCAAGATCTTCAATACCATTTTTGTTTTTATATCTACAAACATATTTTATTACGTTGCCTTGAAAAAATGATAAATCATTCTTTGATATAAACTCATAAGGTTGAATGCGAAAAGTTTTATAATGATTCCCGCCTATCTGTTTATTTTGTGGAAATGCTTCTTCTAGTAATCCTTTATTTGTCATTAGTGTTTCCTCGTTACGTCTTGTTCTTCATCTTTTGGGTAATATACATCAACGATTGCTTTACATTTAGGACAAGAAAAATTTGTCACTAATTGATAAAAATCATCTTCATCAGATATATCGTGATCACCACCCCATATTAGTTTTGTATTACAGTGCCAACAGTTCATAGTATGTACGCCTTATCTGTGTTTCTTGGTTCAACAATATGTAAACTTTTTTTGGCACGTGTTACACCAACATAAAAAAGTCTATGTGTTTCATCAGGATCATAGTCATAAGATTTTACAGCTGCATTAGATAAGTCTGGTAATATTAAAACATTATCAGCTTCACCACCTTTAGCTGCGTGAATAGTAGACAAACTAATTCTAGGATTTTGATTTATCTTTTCACCTTTTGCTAACATAGTTCTTATGTATCTCTCCTCTGTAATTGATAATTTTTTAAAACTATCAAACCACACATCACTGTTTAACAGACCGTGATTGTTTTTGCAATCATCAATTGTGTATCGTTCATCTGATCGTAAAGTTTTACCAGAATTATATCCTGGTGTAACTGATGGTCCTAAAAACTGATAAATATTTTTAACTTCTAGGTAAGAAAGATCGCCACCTTTTCGCCACTTTTCCCAATTATTAATTGCTATCAATAACTCCAATGATATTGAATTTTTTCCGCGATGTGAAAAATACCATCCTTGTATTTCGCACAAATCTTTTACATCTTCTAAAAAATAGTTTGCAGAAGATAAAACAAGCCATTGACCACGTGACATATCAACTTGTGTCAGATCCGTATAATATTCTAATATTCCCTCTTCTTCTCTTGGCTTATATTCTTTTTCGTATCTATCGCTAATTTTAGAAATAATTCTTTGTGATAATTCGTGTATAGGTCCACCAGGTATACGGTGTGATTGATCCAATACTTTAATATTATCAACTTCGTTTTTTAATGCAATAAAGTGTGATATATCAGCACCAGCCCACTTAAATATTGCTTGGTCATCATCACCTGCAATATAAGTTTTCTTTGCTTTCTTCCACATTGCCTTAACCATTTGCCATTGTATTAATGATAAATCTTGAGCTTCATCAATAAATAAAACATCTAAACTAGGTGCAAGATCCTTTTCTACAAAATCAATAATCAAATCAGTAAAATCTTTCATACCTCTTTCTTTTTTAAATTTTGTAAGTTCTTGATCAATTAATACTAAAGTATTTCTTTCTACATCTATGTTGTGTACGTTCTTATCGTATTCTTCTAATACAGATATTTTTTTAACTCTAGCATTGTTTATAATTTTTAAGTATTCATTATCTGAATCAAACACACCATCATCCAAAGAATAAAATGCTTTCTTAATTGGTATACCACAAAGTCTACCAAAATCTTTGTAGTCCTGAATTTGCATCATACGATCTTTATTAGCTCCTAGTAATCTAAAAGCCATAGAGTGTAATGTTCTAAAATAATTTAATTCTTTTTTAGGGTCGAGTTGAAATCTTTCTGCAGCTCTTTCAATTGCTTCATTAGCTGCTTTTCTTGTAAAAGAAAAGTATCCTATTTTATTTGGTGAAATACCACTTGATAAAAAATCATCTACTAGATCTAACAACGTTGTTGTCTTGCCTGTTCCCGGTGGTCCTAATATTATTGTCTTCATATTTCTTTAGTTTCCTTTCTAATATACTATTTTTTGTTTTAAGTTTTTCGTTTTCCTTTGTTAATTCTTCTATCTTTAATCTAAATCTCAAATGCCAATTTGGTGCAATATCTTTGTCATACATTAAAAGTGCTCCTCAACATAAGTTTTCTTACTTGTAGCTGCTTCTAATGGTTTCATAGTTTTTATTTGTATCACTCTTGGTCTAGAGTTTTTTAATTCCATTCTAGGTTCACCTACAAATTCTTTTAGTTGTTTAATTAAATTACCTGTTTTAGTTTTATCAAGTTCCCAATTATTTCTTTTTGCAAAAGAATAAAAGTCAGACATCCTAAAATAAGTGTATTCATTTTGATCATCTGTCCAGGCAGTTTTATTTAAAATATCTTCTTTAGTTCTTGCTTTAGATCTATTAGTAGTAAATTCAAATATTAAAGACGATAACTGTGTAGTGTTATCTAATGATTCTAAAGGTTCATTAGTAATTACATTTTGTATTAAAGGTTTTAAAAATAGTTGTCTCCAATCTTGTGCTTTTACATTTGGTATAATTAAGTTTGCTTGATCTAAACACGCTTTTGCAAATTCTACTGGTGAATATAATTGTTCTGTTGTTAATTCTATTCTTGGACTTTTACTTTCATTACCGATTGTTAAAAACCATTGTGGTGGTTTAGAATTAAATTTTGTTAAACTATGTAGCTCTGGCATATGTTCGTCATCAAAACCCACACCATATCTTTTAGTTCTACAGATTGCAGATTTACATACACCATTTATAGGTGGTTCTTTACATCTGTATTTATCATAACCTTTTTTATTTAATGATTTTATTACACCTTGTACTTCTGATGATTTTAAAGGTGGATTCATAAATTTTACATTAGCCTCTTCTAATAAATCTTCCCATTTATCTGGATCTGCTTTTTTAAAAAATACTCCAATATTAAATAATGCATTATTTCTACCACCTTCACCAAAACCTGTTTCTGCTAAAGTATTTAAACAAGGTGGTCCTTGTTCAAACGTTTCTTTTTTCTTAGGTGTTTCTATTTTTACATCTGCAATTTGTTCTTCAGTACAAGAATACTGTTCATACATTGAAAAGAATTTATTTATATCTGCTGCATTACCTTCATCATCAATTGCATATCGTAAACTTTTATCTCCATTGTGGTATGGTAAATTTAAAAAATTACCTATGTCACCACGATCAATCAATATTTCAGTTTGTTTCGGAAATATTTCACAACCTTCTTTATCTAAAACTTTAGAAACTTTTTTTAAATAGTCTTGTATTATCTGTGCACTAGTAAATTCTTTCATAAATAAAAATACGTGTGCACCACCAGATTTAGATCTAAATACAATTAGTGGAAATTTATTTTGTCTTATATTATTAATTAATTCTTTGTGATTTAAATTATAATCATCAATATCTATACAACCCCATTTACATTTATTGTCTTTGTTAATTGGAATAATTCCTAAAGCAGGTTCTTTACCTTGTAGGTGATCTACCCATAATTGTTCTGAAACTTCTTTACGTACGATAAAAGCTTTACCGCCTTGTTTGCCATTCGATCCACGATCCCCTTTTATATATTGACCGTACGCGCTATCTAATCCTTCAAATATATTTCTAAATTTCTCTATCATTTCTATCCTTATTTTTTATGGGGCCCGAAGGCCCCACAACAACTAAAACGGAGTTTTAGCTGACTCTTCTTCACTATGCTTTGTTTGCACGTCACCAGTTTGAATACTTGAAGCAAACTTTTTAGAATCTAAGTAAAGATTTTTATCTTCATTACCTAATATTCTATCTTGAGTTACACTCCAACCATACCAAGAACCTTTATCGTTCTTTTGTAGGTTTGACTTCAATCGGTAAACTACACCATTCATTGGTGGTCTACGATATTGTCCGTTCACTTCTATTTGAACTGACTTCATCATAGAGTTCCACTTCTTACTTACAGTCAATTGTGTTGACTTCATCGTAATCAATGCAGGTGTCATAGCCCCACTCTTTGTTTTTACCATTACAAAGTAAGATGCAGTCTCTTCAAGATAGTTACCGTTTGGTAATCTAATCTTAGATCCTTCTCTTTTACCTGTAGCAATGATTGCAGAGTCTGGTTGATGTACCGCAACTGGTGCACCAGGTCCATCGCCTCTGTCTCTCCATTCTACAAACTCTTTTTTGTAATAGCAGGGTACAACTTCAATACCCTTTTCACCATCATACAACTCGTTAGTGACTGTGTTGTATATCATACCCGATTGAGCACCTTCGATATACTTCGCATCACCTTTAGTTATTTGCGGTGATAGTTGACCTAGTATTCTGATGAATGGCAACTGCATATCATCAGTTGTCATATTCTCAAAACCTTTATCTAGGTCGTCTTTGAACAAGTCTAAAGACTTGTCTTTTCCATTAGCCATCATTTCAGTAGCCATTGTCTTTTCCTCCATTATTATTTCCGAGTTATTTTAGTTTTATCTTTTATAAATAAATTAAAAAGATCAGAGGGCATATCGAGCCCGGACTCGATACGCTCCCTGTAAAGGGCCTTCAATACCATCGGTTCTACTTTTGTCTTAGTAGAAGGTTGATAGCCATTTTCAGCCGCAAGGTCTAGCAAACGCTGCGCCTTGTTATCTTCGCCAACACCAAAACTAACAGCAACCTCATTTTTAATAAGATCACCTAGTTCATTGTCTCGAAGCCATTTATACGCTGACTCTATTTGTTCTTTGTTAACTGTACAGTTATAAGTTTTTGCAACTGTAACTGCACTACCGTCAGCAAGTTTCAATTGTGATAAACCTTGTTCTTGCATAAGTTCAGGTATCACTTGAGAACTAATTCTATCTGATTCATCTTTGAGTTCTTTTAACTCTTTTTCTTTTTCAAGAATTTTATCTTCTAATTTTTTTAGTTTAATACACTGTTCAGAAATATCATTAGAATCTATTTCATCTAATAAATCCTTACTGTCTTCAAACATCATATCTTTTATATCACTCATATTTATCCTTTCTTGTATAAATTAAATTCTAACGGATAGTATCTACTTTCATTTCTATCCCATTTCAACATTTTAAATTGTCCATTTGTAGTATCACTAATTATTGCAGAAGATACCCCAATGATTGCAGGATCTCCAATCAATAAAATGTAATCTTGTGGTCTTACATCTTGTAAACATTTTTTCATTGTTTGAATGTAAGGAGCAGGACTCATATAAATATTATCTAATCTTGGTCTACAAATAACTAAATAACCAAAATCAGATGCTGACAAAATATTTATACTTGGTGCAGGATGCTGCAACACATATACAAAATTTTCATCAGGATTTTCTCTATAAAAAGTTTTAAACTCTTCTAAACTTTTTGGTTTATATAATTCAAAAATTCTGTTTTTCATAAATTTCTATTTCTTGACAACTATATAATTTACACTATATTGTTTGTCAATAGAAAGATAAAAATAAAATTATGGTAGAACATTATAGGTATAAAACTAAACCTTATGAGCATCAACTTGAGGCTTTAGAAAGGTCATATAATAAAACTGCATTTGCATATTTTATGGAAATGGGTACAGGTAAATCTAAAGTATTAGTAGATAATATTTCTATGCTTTATGATAATGGTGAAATAAATGGGGCATTAATTATAGCACCAAAAGGTGTTTATAGAAACTGGATTTCGCAAGAAATACCAAATCATTTAGCTTCACATATTAAACCAATTAGTGTATTATGGGATCCTTCAACTTCAGCCAAAAAACAAAAAGAACTTAATCAAGTATTTAAACCTGGTTTTGATTTACATATTTTAGTTATGAATGTTGAAGCATTCTCAACTAAAAAAGGTGTGGAGTTTGCATCACGATTTTTAAATTGTCATAAAACTATGATGGCAATTGATGAGTCTACTACAATTAAAAATCCTAAAGCACAAAGAACAAAAGCGATTATTGGTTTATCTTCTTATGCAAAATATAGAAGAATACTTACAGGATCACCGGTAACTAAATCACCATTAGATTTGTATATGCAATGTAATTTTTTAGATCCTGAATTGTTAGGATTTAGTTCTTACTATGCTTTTAGATCAAGATATGCTGAATTGATGAATGCACGATTTGGTGGATTCAGAGTTCAAATTGTTAAAC